CAACTACACGCCTCACAAGTTGTTGCTTGCGTAAAAATTTTGCAAAGTGCTATAATTACTTGCAACACTATTTGCAGCACATCATCTGGCCATGACCTTCCAATCCTTGCCGCTTACCGCGCGCAAACTAGAAGCGACTGAGGCGCGCTTGCAGCGCATCTACGAGGCTGCCAAGTTGGGTCTAAAGGGTGACTCGCTGGCGTTGAAAGCCGGCATGTTGCCGACCGAGTATCGGCGTCTGTGCGAGATGGACCCTATCGCCGAGATGGCAGAACAGAAGGGGCGCGCTGACGCAGAAGGGGCGCTTGCGGCTGTAATGATGGACGCAGCGATGTCAGGCGACACCAAAGCAGCGCTAGAGATTCTTCGTCACAGACACGATTGGGTGGCTAAGCAACAGGTGCAGATCGACGTGGCGCAGCAGATCAGCGTAATATCGGCGCTTGAGAAAGCAGAGCAGCGCGTCATCGACGTGCAGGTAACAGAGCGACTGGAGCCCACCCTTGCAGCAACCGATCTACAGCGCGTCTGACGAACAGCTCTTGATGACGCGGCTTTGGCAGCCGCGCATCAAAGACGACCCGGAAGCGTTTGTGAACTTTGCGTTCCCGTGGGGGCAACAGGGCACGCCACTAGCCAACTACAAAGGCCCACGCAAGTGGCAGCGTCAGGTGCTGCGGAAGATCACGCAGCACATCAAAGACAACGGCGGGCGGGTCGACTACAACGTCTTCCGGCTAGCGGTTGCGTCAGGCCGGGGGATCGGTAAGTCTGCGCTAGTTAGTTGGCTTGTGCTGTGGATGCTTTCGACGCGCATAGGCTCGACGACAATTGTGTCGGCCAACAGTGAGGCCCAGCTCCGCAGTATCACTTGGTCAGAGATTACCAAGTGGCTGGCAATGATGATCAACAGCCATTGGTTTGAGATCAGCGCAACCAAGGTTGCACCGGCTAAGTGGCTGGCGGAGATCGTCGAGCGGGACTTAAAGAAAGGCACGCGCTTCTGGTCGATCGAGGGGCGTCTGTGGTCGGAAGAAAACCCGGACGCTTACGCCGGTCTGCACAACCTAGACGGCGTGTGTTTGATCTTCGATGAGGCGTCTGGTATTCCAGACTCGATCTGGCAAGTGGCCGCCGGCTTTTTTACAGAGAACACACCGCACAGATTCTGGTTTGCCTTTTCCAATCCGCGCCGCAACCAAGGCTACTTCTTCGAGTGCTTTAACTCTAAGCGCGACTTTTGGTCGACCGAGAACATCGACGCCCGCGACGTCGAGGACACCGACAAACAGGTGTACGAGCAGATCATTGCGGAGTACGGCGAAGACTCGATACAGGCCAAGGTCGAGGTGTATGGGGAATTTCCAAGCGCAGGCGACGACCAGTTCATTGGACCCGCGCTGGTCGAGCAGGCGTTTGCCCGACCCAAGCACAAAGACGAGACAGCGCCAATCGTGATCGGCATCGACCCAGCCAGGTCGGGCGGCGACTCGACGGTCATCGCGGTGCGCCAAGGGCGTGACATCATCGCAATCAAGCGGTACCGCGGCGATGATACGATGACGACCGTGGGGCACGTCATCGACGCGATCGAGGAATACAAACCGACGCTGACGGTGATCGACGAAGGTGGGCTGGGGTACGGCATACTTGACCGGTTGGTTGAACAGCGGTATAAGGTGCGTGGGGTCAACTTTGGCTGGAAAGCCAAGAACCAAGTGATGTGGGGTAACAAGCGCGCTGAGCTGTGGGGCGCGCTGCGGGACTGGTTAAGAACCGCGTCAATCGCGCCAGACAGGCAATTGAAGGCGGATTTGACCGGGCCAAAGACCAAGCCCGACTCAAGCGGTACGATCTTCTTGGAGAGCAAGAAGGATATGAAAGCCAGGGGTCTAGCTTCTCCTGACGCCGCCGATGCGATCGCGGTGACGTTTGCATTTCCTGTCGCCTCCCGCGAGCCCCGCGCAGCCATGCCCCGTCGCCACTACAGCGACCGCACCGCAGGCGCAACCGGCTGGATGGGCGCATGACCAAGAAGTCTGTCAGCCTGTCAGTGGGACGCGGCGAGAAGCTGCCCGTCAGCAAAGGCGCTGGGCTGACGGCCAAGGGGCGTGAGAAATACAACCGAGCCACAGGGAGCAATCTCAAAGCGCCTGCGCCCAACCCCAAAACAGAAACAGACAAGGGCCGTAAGGCATCGTTTTGCGCACGCATGGCTCCAATTGCAGCTAAAGCTGGCGAAGGCAGCCGCGCTAAGGCGTCAATGAAACGATGGAAGTGCTAAGATGAAGCCAGGATTGTACGCAAACATTGCAGCCAAACGTGAGCGCATCAAAGCCGGATCGGGCGAGAAGATGCGCAAACCTGGCGCTCCGGGCGCGCCCACCGCCAAGGCGTTCAAAGAGAGCGCTAAAACAGCCAAGAAGAAATAGCCATGCCGCTTGTCAAATCACCCAGCAAAGCCGCGTTTCGTAAGAACGTAGCGGCTGAAGTCAAGGCCGGAAAGCCTGTAAAACAGGCTCTCGCAATTGCGTACAACACCAAACGGCAAGCCGCCAAGAAGAAATAATGGCTTACGACCCGACAGGCATTGACGGCGCGGCAGAGGTGTCTGACGTAGGCGGCGCGCCTACAAAAGACATGGCGCACAAGCTGTCGCAGATGCGCAGCCGCTTTAAGATGGCGGTCGCGGCGTATAGCGACACCCGCGAAGACCAGTTGGACGACCTGCGGTTTATGGCGGGTTCGCCTGACAACCACTACCAGTGGCCGGCGGACGTGCTGTCCGTGCGGGGGTCGGTGCAAGGCCAGACCATTAACGCGCGCCCGTGCCTGACGATCAACAAGCTGCCGCAGCATGTACGGCAGGTGACGAACGAACAACGTCAAAACAGGCCGTCGCCTAACGTCATCCCGGCAGACGACGACGCGGACATCGAAGTCGCAGAAATCTTTGACGGCATGATCCGTCATATCGAGTACATCTCAGATGCCGATGTAGCGTACGACACCGCCTGCGACAACCAGGTAACGTACGGCGAAGGCTACATTCGGATTCTGACCGAATATTGCGACGAGACGAGTTTTGATCAGGACATCAAAATCGGTCGGATTCGCAACAGCTTTTCGGTTTACATGGATCCGACGATTCAAGACCCGTGCGGTGCGGATGCCGAGTGGTGCTTTATCACCGAAGACATCCTAAAAGCCGATTACGAGCGGATGTACCCCAACGCCATGCCGGTCAGCTCGATCATGGTGCAAGGTGTGGGCGACCAAGCGCTGTCGCAATGGCTGTCAGAGACGACGGTGCGGATTGCAGAGTATTTTTACTGCGATTACAAGCCTGCAACGCTTAATTTGTACCCTGACGGCACGACGACTTATCAAGGCACGCCGCAAGACCAGATGATGCGTCAGATGGGTTTAAAACCGACTCGTCAGCGCAAATTGCAGCGCAAAACGATCAAATGGTGCAAAACCAACGGCTACGAGATCATTGAAGAGCGCGAGTGGGCGGGCGCGTACATTCCTGTCATTCGCGTGATCGGCAACGAGTGGTCGATTGAAGGCCAGCTTGAGATTTCAGGATTGGTCAGAAATGCCAAAGACGCCCAGCGGATGTACAACTATTGGGTAAGCCAAGAAGCTGAGATGCTGGCGCTGGCCCCAAAAGCACCGTTTATCGGCTACGGCGGTCAGTTTGAGGGTTACGAAGAGAAGTGGAAGACTGCCAACACGCAGAACTACCCCTATCTTGAGGTCAACCCTGATGTGACCGACGGAGCGGGCAATATTCTGCCGTTACCGCAGCGGGCACAGCCCCCGATGGCCCAAACAGGCTTGATTCAGGCCAAAATGGGGGCTTCTGAGGACATCAAAGCGGCGACTGGGCAGTACAACGCAAGCCTCGGAATGACGTCAAATGAGCGGTCTGGAAGGGCTATTTTGGCTCGTCAGCGCGAGGGTGACGTCGGTACGTACCACTACGTCGACAATCTGGCGCGGGCAATTCGTCACGTCGGGCGGCAACTGGTCGATCTGATCCCCAAAATCTACGACACGCAGCGTATCGCACGGGTCGTCGGGGTGGACGGCGAATCAAAAATGGTGCGGCTTGACCCGAACCAGCCGGAACCCGTGCGAAAGATGGTAAACGAGCAAGGCGTGGTGGTTGCAAAGATCTACAACCCTGGCGTTGGTAAGTACGACGTCAAGGTCACCACCGGCCCGAGCTACCTGACCAAGCGTCAGGAGTCGATGGACGCGATGAGCCAGATTCTGCAAGGCAATCCGAACCTGTGGATGGCGGCGGGCGATTTGTTTGTCAAAAACATGGATTGGCCGGGGGCTCAAGAGCTTGCACAGCGTCTGAAGAAAATGATCGATCCGAAGCTGCTGCAAGAAGACGACGATCCGGCACTGCAAGCGGCCAATCAGCAGATCCAGGCGATGCAAGCGCAGATGGAGCAGATGTTCAACATGCTCCAGAACGTCGGCAAGTCAATGGAAGCGCAGAAATTGCGCATTGACGAGTACAATGCGGAAACCAAGCGTATTCAAGCCGTGCAAGCAGGTATGACGCCTGACCAGGTTCAAGATGTTGTCATGCAGACGTTGAAAGATGTCATGACGGCTGGCGATATGGTGGTCGCTCAACAAATGGGTATGACACAATGAGCTGCGCAAAACCAACTCCCTCCAAAGACCGGTTACGACATCTTTTTGATTACAGAGATGGCAAGCTCTTTTGGAAAGTTGGTGGCGCAGGACGAGTGATCGGTGCTGAAGCTGGCATGATCACTGAAAAAGGTTATCGCCGTGTTCGGGTAGACGGCAGCCTACACATGGCTCATCGGCTTGTCTGGGCGTACCATCACGACAGTGTGCCTCAATGGGTCGACCACATCGACGAAGATAAGTTGAACAATCGGCTAGAAAATCTTC